TATAAGGGTTATTATCGCTCATTTTTTGTTTAGTTTCATCACTTATTTTTTTACCTATACGAGATTTACGAATATTTTCCTTATGTTCGTCCGATTTTTCTTTACCTAAATGAGATAATCTTATTTTATTTTTAGTTTCTTCACTATGTTGTCTATTAAACATTGTTCCGTTTGTCCCACCAAAAGAAATATTATAACCAACACTTTTATTAGTGGATTCATATAATGATATATAATGTTTTTCATAATAATTTAACTCATCCTGAGATTTACATATTTGTAAAATTTCTTTTTTAAAATTTTCTTTACCGTATTTTTTTACGGAAAGTTTTATTAAATCACCAGAACCTAAATAATTTGGTTTATTATTTTTGTCTTGACCTATATAAATTTTATTATTAATAATATTTGTTATTTTGTATATTACCATCAGTTTTTCTAACTATCGTTGTTCTTAATTGTTTTTATTGATAAATATCTATTTATTGATTATTATTAAAACAAACTAACTATTTTGGATAACACATCTATAATGATAGAACATAAAGCATTAGAGATACTTGATATATATTCAGGGGCAAATAACTATATCCTTGCTTTAAAAACTAAAAAAGAGAAAAATAAAAAATTCTTTCCAACTAGAAGTCAATCCGACTATATCAATACGTATCACGATGTTACACCAAAGGTTGCTCGTAAGTGGGTTGATTTGGATACTTACTTTGCAAAGAAATTTGCTGAAGAGAAATATCTTTTACAAGTTCCCGATAAAATCTATATTGAAAAACTTTTAGTAGAACGTGAGAAATCATATCATATTTGGGGTAAGTTTTTTGAGAATGATGAAATAACCGAATTTTGGGTTCCTAAGTCATCATTAATTAAAACCCACACAATTGAGAAGGTTGATGTTGATTATACAAAATACGATCATCGCCCCCCACTTAATCACCAAAAAGAGGCAATTGAGAAATTGGTTGGTTCAAGGAGATTTATTCTTGCTGACGATATGGGGTTGGGTAAAACAACTGCAACTATCATTGCCGCATTAGAATGTGGTGTGAAGAAGATATTAATCATTTGTCCTGCATCATTAAAGATTAATTGGCAAAGAGAGATTGAGAATTATACTGACCGTAGTGTTTTCATATGTGAGGGCAAGAAGTTCCCAACGGATCAAGAATTTGTTATCATTAATTATGATATCCTTAAAAACTTTTATGATCCAAAGGTTAAGGAGAAATCTTTAATTGAAAATTATGGTTTTGATTTGGTTATTATGGATGAGGCTCATATGGTATCAAATCCCCAAGCTCAACGAACAAAGATTATTAATTCATTTGTTAAACAAATTAAACGAGTTTGGTTATTGACGGGAACACCTATGACCAATAGACCGATGAATTATTATAATTTATTAAATATTATTGAGAGTCCTACCGCCCAAAATTGGATGGCATATGCTATCAGATATTGTCAGGGTTATCAATTTATGGCCGGGAAGAGAAAGATATGGAATGTTCAGGGGGCATCTAATTTGGAAGAACTAAGAGATAGAACATCAAAACAAATGTTGAGACGATTAAAAGATGATGTATTAGATCTACCAGAAAAAATTATATCACCAATTTATCTTAATTTAAAATCAAAAGATTATGAGGAGATGATGGGTGAGTATTATGATTGGTTTGATAAGAAGTCAGAAGAATCCACATCACTTACAATACAATTTAGTAAATTGATGAAGGTTAGAAAAATCATTGCTAACGAAAAAGTTAAACATACTATTGAGATTGTTGAGAACATTATTGAACAGGGTAAAAAAGTAATTATTTTTACAAACTTTACCGAAACATTACAATTAATACATAATCATTTTGGGAAACAATCCGTTTATTTGGATGGAAGTTGTTCAAAACCAAAACGACAACACGCAATTGATGAATTCCAAGACAACGATAAAATAAAAGTATTTGTTGGAAATTTAAAGGCTGCTGGTGTGGGGATTACTTTAACTGCCGCTGAGGTTGTTATTATGAATGACTTATCTTTTGTTCCCGCAGAACACGCACAAGCCGAGGATAGAGCTTATCGTTATGGTCAAAAAAATAATGTGTTGGTTTATTACCCCCTGTTTGAAAATACTATTGAGGGTGCCATTTATAACATTCTAAACCACAAGAAAAAAATCATCAATACCGTTATGGGTGATGATTTACTTGAGAATGGTGGGGATATTGTTGAGGAAATTTTAAATTCTATTAATAAGAGAAGGTAAAAGACTGGGTTGATTGATATTTATTAATAATGAAAATATCAATTAAACATATTAAATGCTCAATGACCCAAGAAAGTAAGGATCTTGCCAAAAAATTTATTAAGTTTTTAAATGAAAAATACCCATTAAAGAATGATATTTTAGTTTCTTTTTTGGGGGAACGTACAGGTCAAATGACGACTGGTAGTAGAAGTGTTGAATTTGGAATTAAAATCTTAACTAAAGGTCGGTTGAACCGAGATATCTTAAGAACCCTTGCTCACGAATGGATTCACGAATACCAAATGACCATCCTTAAAAGGGATGTAGGTCAAGATATTGGTGGCAAAAATGAGGATGAAGCAAATGCTGGTGCGGGAAGATTAATTAAAATTTTTGAGAAGGATCACCCCGAAATGTCTGAGATGATTTATGAGGGATTAAAATCAATTTCAAATAGATTGGATGTTTTAACGGAACAAATTGTGTTATCAGATAAAATTAATATTCAAAAAGAATTCATTACCGAAATGAAAAAAATCGGTATTGAGAAATTACCTTACACATATTCGGCATTAAAACAATTTGTTGATCCTGAAACTATGGATATTCATTATAACAAACATTATAAAGGTTATGTGAAAAAATTAAATGATGCTCTATCAAGTAGAAAGGGTGAAATGGAACTTGAGGATATTATTAAAACCATAAGTAAATTTAATACAAAGGTTAGAAACAATGCCGGTGGAGCATTTAATCATGCATTGTTTTGGAAGATGTTATCACCAAACAAACAAAACTTAAAGGGAGATCTTTTAGATAAAATAACAAATCAATACGGATCATTTAAAAAATTTAAAGAAGAATTTAATAAAGCCTCTTTAGATAGTTTTGGTTCAGGTTGGGCATGGTTGGTTTTAACAAAAACCAATAGATTAAAAATTATGACCACACCAAACCAAGATAACCCATTAATGAATGTTGTTAATGGTGGATATCCAATACTTGGGTTAGATCTTTGGGAACACGCTTATTATTTAAGATATAAAAATAAAAGAGATCAATATATTAATAAATTTTGGAACCATATTAATTGGGATTTCGTTACTAGTCTTTATGACTTGAGAACAAGTAAAAAAGAAACAATTAATGAATCGGTTAATCATAAAGAAAAATCGGCATTAAAATGGTTAAACAAGAAATTTGGTAATTTAACTCCGTTGGTTAAGGGTGATAAAACATTTTATGTTGATGAAGACCGAAGACCGTTATTTTTATATTTTCAGGATTCAAAAAAAGGGAATGTTTATATAAGTTACGAAAGAATGTGGGTATTTTTTGAATCCATTTTTGGTATGGAATACAATCAAACACAGGATATTATTAATAAATGGTTGGATGAAACCTATAATTTAAGGGGAACCACACCCTCATTTAATTTTACCAACACATCGTTTGTGTTGGATGAGACCTATAATTTAAGGGGAACCACACCGCGACTTATTTGCTCTGTGGAGGACAATATGTTGGAGGATACCTATAATTCAGAATCAATTAATGAATCGGTTGATCATAAAACAAAATTGGCATTAAAATGGTTAAACAAGGAGTTTGGTGATCTTACACCGGTAATTAAAGATGATAAAACATTTTATGTTAATAAAGACAGATTACCATTATTTTACTATTACCATGGTTGGTTTAAAAGTGAAAATGATCTCGTTTATATAAATTACAACAGAATTTGGGTATTTTTTGAAGACATTTTTGGTTTAGATCACTCACAAATTGAGGATATACTGAGTATATGGTTGCAAGATACCTATAATTTGGGGGGGTTCACACCCGTTAATTTTTCAAGATTTCAGTTCACTCCGTTGGATGAGAACTATAATTCAGAAACAATTAACGAACATTTTATTTTATCTGAAAATAAAGAAGTCTTCCCATTAACCTCAAAATCTTTTAGAAGTTTAATAAACAATGCTTACCCTAAATGTGAAGGTTTAAAATACACAAACGGTTGTTTAGGGAAAATTGAGACAGAACAATGTAAAACTGATGAGGGAATTATTGGTGGTAAATATTCAGAACAAAATTATGGTGGTAATGGTAATTGGTCGATCATAAACAGATTTGATACAAATAGTTCGGTACATAAAGAAATTCAAAAAATTTGGTCTGAAGAGACTAATTCTACGGAAAATTTTAGAAAATGGATCACAAACAACATTGGAGAACTAGTTGGTGACAAAGGTAGATTTACCGAAAGATTGGTTGATATAAATAAAAACACTATTTTAACTGGTAGAGAAAATGAAAGTTATGCAAAAACGGTTATAATAAACAAATTTAAATTAAACCCTGATGAAGAAGGTCTTACTTGGAGTATTATAGAAAGATGTGCTGGTGATGTTAGGGATAGAAAATTAGGTCAAGATTTTGATGTGATAATTGATGGGACTTCTTATTTTGTGCAAGTTAAACCGGTTGATTATTCGTTAATTGAAAAATTTGGATCCGAAAGGGGTTATTATTATAAAGTTCCTTCTTGGCATAATCATAATAAATATAAAGAATCTAATGTTGATATTATTCTTTATGTTGATAGACCTAAGAATAAATACATAATGTTTAGAAACGATTACTCAAGAATACAAACTGTGGCAAACCCCACGACATTCCCTAAGTTTTTTGTATATTATTATGAAAATCCAATATATACAAATATGGAGTTTGAGGTACATATTGAAACAGAAAAGATTGATGCCAAACCAAAACTTGCAAGGAATAAAGAAAACGAAATAGATTATTATAAAGAAAGGATACAATATTATAAAGATAAATTAGGAAAACTTGGTGATTCTGAATATATTAATGAAATGATTAAGTTTTACAATAAAAAGTTATATCAAATTATTAATTAATATAATATAATATAATATGAAAATAATAATAACTGAAAGTAAAAGAGATAAATTAGTTTTAAACTGGTTAAACAAAGAGTTTGGTGATTTAACTCCGGAGGTTAAAGGTGATAAAACATTTTATGTTGATAGAGACCAAAGACCGTTATTTTTCTATCGTCAGCATATTGAAAATGGGTTTGTGTTTATAAATAGAGAAAGACTTTGGTCGTTTTTTAAAAACATTTTTGGGTTAGATGACTCACAAACGAGGGATATACTCAGTATATGGTTGGAAGATACCTATAATTTAAGGGGACACATGCCAGTTGTGTCTCGTATGATATAAAAATAACAGTCGGAGGAAACCTATAATATGAAAATAATAATAACTGAAAGTAGTAGAGACAGAGTGGTATTAAAGTGGTTAAACAAAGAGTTTGGAAATCTAACTAAAATAGTTAAAGGTGATATGACATTTTATGTTGATAAGGACAGAAAACCATTATTTTACTATTACCAGGATGAAAAAAATGGGTATGTTTATATAAATTACCATAGAATTTGGGGATTTTTTGAATCCATTTTTGGTCTGAAAGACTTGCAAACAGAGGAGATTCTAACGATATGGTTGGAACAGACCTATAATTTAAGGGGACTCACACCCGACGTGCTTACCCCTAAATATGATATTAGTTGGAAGAGACCTATAATTTAACCCACAAATAATTAGTTTTTATTTAGTTGGATATTTATAATAAAAACCAACACTATGTCAATCATACCAGAACCAGAAAGATCCAAACTATACACACAAGTTAAACACGTACTTGGTGCCCCATTAAGAGGAATAGAATTGGAAGACGAACAAATGGATACGTTGTTAGAATTTTCTATTGACCAATATTCACAATATGTTCAAGATTGGTTAATAGAATCGCAATGGACAAGTCTTCATAATTTAAATATTGAAACACAATCAGTTGCAAGAGCATTCGTCACTAAAAGTTTAGATTACGAAACAAGATACACATACGCATATTCAAAAATTGTTGGTCTACAAGCCGGTGGTGAGTGGGAACTTAAAAAAGATTATATACAATTAGTTCATAACCAACAAATTTATGAAATACCTGCAGGTAGAGAAATTAACGAACTTTTATGGTTTACACCAGCAACATTAAATAATACAATGTTTGATCCTTGGTCGTTCGGATCATTAGGATATGGTGGAGGTCTCGGAGGAGGTGGAGGTCTTGCACAAATGGGTGGTAGTAGTGGAAGTTATTTTATGATGCCAGTATTTGATATGTTATTGAGAGCACAAGAAATTAATATCCAAAGAAGAGTTATTGCCGGAGATTTAACATACAGAATCACCGCATTACCCGGAGGTAAAAAGGCAATTCACTTAATGAATACTCCCGGAGGTAAATTTGATTTCGGTAACGGAACAATGACAAGAGGTAAAGTTTGGTATTGGTATTACGACACTACAGAAGGTGGTAGAGACAAATGTTTAAAAGACAATCCCGATATTATTAAATTACCATCTGACGTTCCTTTAGATAGTATATCTTGGACGGATCTAAATCATCCCGCACAAGTTTGGGTTAGAAATTGGTTTATCGCATATTGTAAAGAAACTCTTGCTAAAGTTAGAGGTAAATATAGTGGTAATTTAAAAACACCTGACTCTGAATTAACTATGGATTATGCATCACTAGCAACTGAAGGAAAAGATGAAAAAACAAAATTAATTGAGGAACTAATCGGAGTAGAAGGTAAATTAACAAGATTAAGACCCGACAAAGTAATGGAACGAGAAGCATTAATTGCGGAGAATTTAAATAAATCATTAAAATTCCGAGCAATGCCAAGACAAATTTATGTAATATGATGAGAATAGAAAATATATCGCAAAGAAAAAATGTGGTAAGATATCAAACCCACGTAGTTATACCATCTAAAAAAGTGGTTACCGAAAAAGTAGTTAAAGAAGAAAATTACACAACAGGTGAAGAAATGTTGGTGATTGTAAAAGATATTGAATCTTCAGAAATTATGTTAAATTCTGAGTTAAATCAGTCGGTGATAATTAAATCTTTAACTACCACCCTGATAAAACCCGATTTAGGTAAAATTGATGAAGAATGGGACGAACTACAATTAGATAAAGGTGCGTGTGTCCATCTAAGTTTTGTTGAAGGAAACTGGTATATCATCAGTTCAGATGGTCTAAAGTTAAATTAACTTATATATGTTCTTCCCATCCAGGCTCTGCTAAGTCATATATATGGTCAGGGCTAATACCAACATTAGACCAAAAATCCAATTCTTCTGGTGTTACAGTTAATAGATCAACCAAATCATCTTGGTCTTCAGGTTTAAATGGATTACCATTTGTTAATACACATTGTCCCGAAGTGTAAAAACTTCTATCTTCCGGATTTTTAACTAATAACGAATCTCTAACTTCATTACTAAAAACAATTAATAATGGTTCAACTCGTTTATTAAAAGTTGCAATTGCTCTTTGGATATTGTATTCACCTAACATCTCAGGGTTGTTTTCCAAATCCGATGGGTTAATCCGATAACAATTTAATTGAACAACCGAACCAACAATGTCGGAAATCGCTCTTTGATATGCTCCCTCTGTTGTTATACCTGTATTTGCTTCTTTATAATCCGAATCACTTCTTACCCAGTTATCGTCAGACCAAGATTGTTCCCACCCATTTTTAAGTAGAAATTTAACCTTTTCCTTTTGATTATCATTAGTCTTAAAAAATAAATCTAATTGTTCTTGAGTCCAACCTTTCTTTGGTTTATTAACTTTTTGAACATCTCCGTGAGATGCTTTAGTTCCGTTATTCACGTAAAAAATTGTATCACCAAGATTTGATTGTATTTGATCTCTAATCACAAGTTCCATATGTGCTTGTCGGGACATTAAACTACCCGCCTTTGTTGTTTGCTTACTACGTTTAATATAATCATCAACACTTGTTTTAACTCTAGCCTTTGATGCGATTTCTGCTAATGGAACTCTTTGATCAAAAATCTTTTGGATATACTCATAATACCACTCAATAAATTCCTTACCCTCACCTTTAAGTAATTGTTTAACACCCTTATCCAAAAATTTCTCAATATATTTTGGCATTTTTTTGGACTTAATACTATTACCCGTCAATTTAACTTTACCATTATGTTCCATTGTTGCATAGTTCTTACGAGCCAAATTAATACAAGAATCCCAAGTCCCATCACAATCAAGTCCCATCTCACCTTTCATAAATAAATCATTAAATTCTGCAACATCGGCATCATAACCAGTATATTCTTTACCCTCCTTAACTAACCAATTTAAACCTTTTCCGACATAATATCTACCATCAACACCACCTTCAGGTAGTGAAAAGTTCATCCCATCAGTGTCACAAACTAGCGGACTATATCCTCTTTTACTAAAGAACTTTAACATTTGTCGTAGGTATTGTCTTCCCGTACAGGTTATTTCTTCCCCCATATTTATATCCCCCCAAGGAAATACGTGGGGAGCCGATAATGATCCGAAGAATGCGTTGATGAAGATCTTAATAGGTAATTGTTTACGGTCATAAGACGTTGATTTCTTTTTATCTATGTTTTTATATTCTGCCGCCAAATTTTTAAACATAATACGAGAATTACGGAAGTATGTTAAAAATCCTTTCATTGCCCCTGTAATATCACAATCAGGAAATATATCATGAACCAACTGAATTGATGGATATAGTGAAGAGTAGTCAAGTTTTAACACATCTTTAGAATAACCCACCTTTAACAATCGTGATAAACCACCAACAAAGTTTCTTTTCTCTTCTTTCTTTGGAATTGCCAACCCATGTTTATATGACCATGCTAACATAACCATCTTCCAAAGAGATGCAGTTCCAATGGTTGAAACTCGTTCATAAGTTGTTGGTACCAATGATGCTAATAGAAACGTTGCTTGGTTGAATTCATCATCAACAATCAACGTCTCCTCAAGGTCATCGTCAAGATATCTCTCAACAATATCATCTCCTGTTGTCTTAATGTAAATGTCAGATCTCCTTCCACAAACCTCATCAATTTTTTCACTATCACCAACTTTCTTATAGTTACCATTTTCCACATTTAACCAATAATCATCTTTATCGGCATACATAGGACCAATCTTTGTGTGGTCAATATATATACGATCTTTGGCTTCGGCATCAATAAACTTTGTGATGTATTTCAAACCTGCCTCCTTAATGTTGGAATTGATTGCTTGTGATCTACGGACTGAGTGAATAATATCAATTACATTATAACCCCACAATTGAACTTGATTAAATCTCTCAACCTCATTTGCAAGTTTTAGCATTGATTCCTTTTGGGATATTGTTTTCTTTGGGTTTAACGATATTGCAATTTTCTTAATATCTAAATTCAGAGCCTTACATCTCTCAAATATCCAAAACCAGTCAAAGTTTGCTGAGTTATAACCCCCAATAATTGATGGTTTAAGTTCATCTATTGTTCTGAAAAATTCTACAAGACCTCGTCTCTCCTCATCTTCATTTGAACATTCTATTACTTTTTTGAACCCTTTATTGGTTTTCATTCCAATCATAAAGATACGACCATCCTTTGGTTCCAAAGAAGTCGTTTCAAGGTCAAATCCAAATCTGGTAATATCGTTGTATTCCTCAAACCCCTTAAATAATCTTTTTTCTTTTGAAACAAGGTATTGTTCCACCGGTGATAAAACCGTTATCTTATCCTTACATTTCTCACCCCAAGGATCTAAACCACCATCCTTAAAGAACTGAATGAGTTCTCTATATCCTTTTAATGACTTAACCATAAATGTTAAACCATTTTCTAATCGTTCATTACCATCGGTTCGTAATTTCTCAATCACAATACCATATTTGGTCATTGCCTCTTTTTGGTTATCTTTTGATGAACCATAAAAATTTAACCCACGTAGATCTCCTACCCAAGCAAATGCTACGAAACTTTCTTTTTGTATTGTTTTCCCTTGACCGGGAACTTCTTTGATTTTATATACACAATTGGATGCGTAATCAAATTCCACCGAAACAATGTGTTGTTCGGGATCAGACCCCTCAAGAAAGGCCTTAATTTCTTCTGCTGATATCATTTTAATATATTTAAGTTTGGTTCATTATCTGTCGTACTTGCCGACATTTACCTTATACACTTAAATATATTATAAAAAAGGTTGGTTATCAATATCCCCCCAACATTAAATAACATCGGGGGATATTAAATATTTCTTATGCCGCGTAAAGTGTGTTTAATTTAGCAATAACATCAGCGTTTGTCCATTCACCAATAGCATCATAAGCAGCACCTTCCCATAATACAACAGGTTCGTTTGCTTCCTCAATATGAACGATAACCTTTTTTTGTCCTGGGAAATCAACCATACGTCTGATTGTTAATGTGTTAAATGTTTTTGTTTGTTCAGCAACAACAACCATAGTTTTTGGGTTTGCAATTTCTACTTTCATTTTTGTTTTTATTTATTTATTTATTTATTTTTATTTTAATCTATTGGTAATCCAGCCATATAACTACCAGTAATATCACTCCAACCAATACCAAATACATATTTCATAACTTTATCAACAACAACATAAGATTCAAATTGTAATGTACTGTCAGGAATAACATCAGTATTGATAAAAATACCACTCAAAAAATACACATCGTTTTGTGTGTTACCCGTTACTTGACTTGGTAAAACATCAATAATATATTCATATGCAGCATCTCTAATTACTTCTGTGGCAAATATCATTTGCTTATTATAAATCTCTTCAGTAGTTCCTGTAAATCCACTTAAAGTAGATTTAAAGTCCCATAAAATATCTGTTAATTTCCAAAAAGAGTAATTACCATTATCAAATGGTGGATTACTTTGACTTGGAGGTGCAGATAAAACATTTACAACTTGGTTAATTGCTCCCCAAACTGCTCCACAGGTATTATCAGTTAAACTATCAGATTTACCTCTACGTAACATTCTTCCTGAACGACCATCTTCGGTAACACCAATGTGTGGCATACTTGTAACAAATAAAGTTGCATTTGTTTCGGTAACACCACTTGCGGCTACGTGACTCGCAAATGCCCCAAAACCAACACTACCCACAAATGGATATCCCGCCAATCCACCTGACATAAATGGACCTAAAAACGAATTAATACTATTTGGCCATTGACCAATATTTGATGGTACTTTTGATGCGTCAACATCATCAGAACAAATACCTTCAGCCAATACAATAGATGTTGATGGTATTCCTTGATTTGTTATATATTCAGTTGTATATGTTCCCCATACTTCAGATAACACCGATCCTGAGAATGGTTTTAACCCACCATCTATGGTAACATCTCTAACTGTTGTTGTATATGCGTCCTGTCCGTTTTGTGGTGCCGGAACAATTACATCATACGTGTAATTAAATTCAGGTACAAATAATTCATAAGTACCATAAGGATAATTTGTGATATTATTAAAAGGTATTGTTTGTGTACCTAAATCAATTGTACCACCCGTTTGTGGGTTAAAAGTAACATTAGCGGTATCCCCCGATAAATTTTGACTTGTAATTCTTATCCCTTGTATCATATTTTTCTTTTTATTTATAAATATCTTATAATTTTAAAATATTAACCCAAAGTTTACATCATCTTCTGGTATGTCTAAAACGACAAAATCATTAGGTGTTGGACTAGGTGTTGGGGTTGGTGTTGGTGTTGGACTAGGTGATGGACATGCCGAACATGGGGGACACGGAGGTGTTGGTATAATATTTGACCCCCCACAACAAGGAAAATCAACAACATAACAATTCTCGTAAGGTAGGTCGTCAGCAATAAAACTTTCTTGAATATTGATAAATAATTGTTCTCTGATTGGTAAAATTAATGTCCCATCATTATTTCTTAATAAAAATTGACCTTCATATCTACCAACTTTATTTGTATCCCTTGATGTAAATTTATAATAGATATAATATTCGGGAGTTGCATTTGGTTCAAGTTGTGTTTTTTCAACAAACCCTGCAGCCCTTGTTGTGATCTTAGGTATTCCCGTTTCAGTATTCACCATAGAAAAGAAAATCGCCGATGTTTCGATCATATCCATAAATTTATTATAGTCACTTCTTCCGTCTTTCGCTACTTGGAGTTTTAAAACGGGTAACGTAGCATTTCGTTTAAGGTAGAATTCCATTTATATTTTTTACTATAAATACTTGATAAAACAAAAATATTTTTTATTTATTATTAGTTATGGTGAAACTTTAACAATAAACGAGATATTTATATAATATGGCAAGACCAACAAAATTAGAGGAAGACAGAAAAGTTAAATTTGGTATAAGTTTAGATCGTGATTTATTTGACAGAATGGTTAAAGAAAAAATCAAAAAATCAACATTACTTAATAAATTATTAAAAGAGTACTATGGAAACAAAGATATGTAGTAAATGTAAGGAAGAAAAGGGGGTTTGCGAATTTAATAAGAGAAATAATTCTAAAAACACATTACAATCTTGGTGTAAAATATGTTTAACGGAATATAGAAAAAAGTATTATCGTAATAACTTTGAAAATAGTCAAAACTATCATAAAGAATATTATGAAAAAAATGTTGATAAAATAACTGAACGTACTAAAAAATATAGAGAAGATAATAAAGAAAAAATTAAAAATTATCACAAAGATTATTTTATAAAAAATAACGATAAAGTCAAAGAAAGAAACAAAAAGTATTATAAAAATAATAAAGAACTAATATCCGATAAATCAAAAATATTTAGAGACAATAACAAAGATAAGTTAAATGAACTATCTAAAAAATATTATCAAAATAATATTGATAGAGTAAAAGAAAATACTAAAAATTACAAAAAAAATAATATTGAAAAATATAAAGAGTATTATAAAATTTATAATAAACAATATAAGGTTGATAATCCGGAAAAAATAAAAACATTAACTAAAAAATATAGAAAAAATAAATTATTTATTGACCCAATTTTTCGATTAAAAACGACCGTTAGATCTAGAGTTTATAATTTTCTAAAATCTAAAAACATTGTAAAAAATAATAAGACATTTGATATTGTTGGTTGTACCCCTCAATATCTAAAGGAATATCTTGAGAACAAATTTACCGAAGGAATGTCTTGGGTTAACCACAGTCAATATGGTTGGCATATTGACCACATAATACCATTATCGTCAGCAAAAACTGAAGAAGAAATATATAAACTTTGTCATTACACAAATCTTCAACCTCTATGGTCTGATGATAATTTAAAAAAAGGTGGTAAATTATTAATTTAACTTTCTTTTCTTAATGATCCATCGTAATGTTCGTAACGTATGTGTTCTATTGGTGACAATAATAATAAACCCGGGTTTATATTCCCTTTCACAGTTTCTTGATAAACGTATGACATACTAGTTTGTTCGTAACTAAATTGCCATTTCGTTTCTAAATAACACTTATAATTGCCCTGTTTTGTTAATATAATTGGCCAATTACATAAATAGATTTCACCATTAACATAAGGTAATCCTTTATGTGTTTTAATATTTTTAAATTCTGTTTTTGGTGTATTGGGGTCTAATCCCTGAACGGGTAATTTAGGGTTATTAGGCCAATGTGATTGTCTAAAATCCTGAGATGTGTTATACCACGAGAACTGTGTATCATTCGAACCGTAGAACTCGGTGAAGGAATATTTTAAAAAATCAAAGTTTTCTTTTGTAATTATCTCTAACGATTTTTGATATAATTTATCAACATAACGAGGAAATCCATTTCTACAAACCTCACTTTTTTTTGGATATAAAGTCATATCTTCTTCGAAAAAAATTTGAAAATCCAAATCAGTTTCATTAAAATGTTCAGCTACGAATATCCTACCACCCATAATTCCAATATTGTCTTTTTTAATGTGTTCAAAATTATGTTCCTTACATAACTCAATATATTTCGGAGTTGTTGATAAATCTGTCGAATTATCCAATAAGAATTTTTTTGGTTTATTAATAAAATCAGAATCATACTCTAACATACTTTTAATCAAAGTTTCAAACTGATTGGGGGAATTAAAAGTTAGAACATAAAGACCAACTTTTGAAGTGTCTAACCTATTATTATTGGTTTTATTAACAATGGGGTTTGAATTAAAATTTTTAACATTTGTTGTATTATCTTTAACATCCTCAAAAAACTTATAAACTAAACCATCTGAATTGATTTCACAATAATCAATTAAACTTGGATATTGATAAGTAAGGATTGTAAATAAACTTTCTTCCGTCCCCATAAATCCCCGTTTAAGGGTATCCAATAATATTCCATAATACAAACTATTCATTTGTGATATTGTATCCTTATCTCCACCAAAAAATCCTCCACGACAAACAATATCGGGAGATGCGTTTGTTAGTCGTTTCATTTCCTCATAATTAAACCCATGAACTTCAGTTTCTGCTTTATATGGAAAACAGACAAATAAAAACTTATCTGATAACTTCTCAATTTTATCCAAAACTTTATCGTGAGTAAAATAACCTGGATGAATGGTATTTGTTAAACCAGCATCAATCCAAAACATTTTGTTAGAATTAAACTTATCCAATATTTTTGCATCGTTAAGTAAGAATACTTTAGACATAACTAAAGGATTATACATTTCCAATTTTGATTGTGTTGATCCTCCTAACCAACCAACTTGATTAAACCATTCGGAATTTGTTCGTATTGATTGTATGATGGGATAGTATTCATTATTTTTAAACCAACTTAAATCTCTCAAAATAAATTGGGTATTACTATCATCTCTGTGTTGAGACACAAAAGTTTTTAACTCTTGATCGCCAAAAATGATGAGGTTATTGTTAACACTTAACAACTCTTTGAATTTATCTAAATAGTGTTGGTATGATCTTGACCAACCTTCATCAAGGTCTCCTCTACCTATATCCCATAAACCTGTTACTAATGTTATCATATTTCTTTGGTTATACCATAATAATGTTTATCCCAACTACCCTCAATCCAAACGGTATAATTAACAGGACCTTTTCGTTCTAATGTGGATTCAAAACCAATTGCGTGATGAACCAACATGGGTATCGTTGTTAATGTTTTAAAACCACGAGTGTTTAATAAAGGTAAAATATCATCAATTGCTAATCTATCTCTATTATAATCAAAGTTATTTAGAATATATTCATATGCGTTTTTTTTAATTATATATGCCCACCCACCAGAACATTTATCAACAAGACCTAAATGTTTTGTTATTGGAACGATGTCCGATTTTGGATTACAACCCAACAAAAGAACATCCCACTCAACCATTTTTAAATCATTAAAAACCATTTCTAATTTTGGTAACAGATCAACCTGATTTTTATAATATTTAATTTTATCATTAATTTGGAAGTCGTCCTCAAATACTGCAATTATTTCTTCATTTCTTAATTTTGCAATCTCAAAAACTTTTTTATGACTTTTGGTACAAGATGTTTGATGCCAAGGATCTGTAACTGATTCAACCCGTTCTAAATTTTTTAAATCATATTTAACAATTTGTTGGTTAACATTTTCTAATCTATCAATACTTTCGGGTAGATTAATGAAATACCCTTTATTAGATATTTTAATTCCTAATATTTCCATATCTTATAGATTCCCTGTTATTCTATCACACCACCCCTTTGATAAACTATGTGGCCAAACAACCCAATACTTTGGTTTTTCGGTTGTATTAAACTCTCTCCATACTTTACAATAACCATCAGGATCTTGTTTCATTCTATTTATTTCATGTTGGTCAGCATCTTGTCTATGTAATGTTTCATCCTTTTCGTTGTGAAATGCGACAACCCAAAAATCATAATCCATCTCTGGGACACTACTAAACGATACGTCAATACAATGTTTGAATACCGATGTAAAACTATCTAACCATTCTTCTTCTGTGTTGTATGTATATGGGTTTGGGGGGTATTGTTTATCAATTGTATATTGTTGAACTGCTCGTTTTGAGAATAAAACTCCGGAATATTGTTCATAATCTTTTAATGTTCTTTCAGTTCCAAAACCATATTTACCAAGATCTCCCTCATATGTTTCACCATCAATACCCAATATTTGTCTATTCTTCTTATGACAAGACTCATTTCTCTTATACCACTCCTTGTCGTCATCCCATTGTTTGGTTCTCCCTTTACGAGTATATTCATGCCAAATAACAACTTTATGTGGGTGAAATAAATCATACCCGTGAGTATATGCTCTTACCGCAATTGATATTTCTTCCCCATGGAAATAATATTCGGGATCATGTTGGACTTCTTTTGAAAACTCTCCTAATGTGAATGCAAAGTGTGCTGAATAAAATCTTGATGGGATTGGTCCTGATAGGTCTTTCCAATTTGGAATTACTTCAGGTAAGAAGAAAACAACACCTTCGGGTGTAAATCTATCAAAGGACATTCTCCAAGGATCTGTAACCCTTCCCTGTGGGTCATTTTCAGGATCAAACGACGACACATAACCCGTTAATAATGGTTTCTTATGTCCTTTCTTTTGTAAGTCCTTAATCATCTTAATTAAGGTCTTATCCCAATCCTGTTCAAACCTCATATGGGAATCTAATTGGAGTGTATATTTTTCCCCCTTATATAGTTGTTGTACTTGGTTTCTTGCCCAACATACTCCCGTTGATTCTTCGTGAGGAACATTTAATATGCGGAAACGGTTATCGTTTTCATATTCAGATAAATTATCAAAACCATCTTCAGGGTGATATTGTCTGCAAATACCAAACCTTAAATTTTCAGGGTTTTTTGATTTCTCAATACAATCTTTGATTGTTGGTATAAGTTGGGGGTCACGATAGGACGCAATTTGAATAAAAATCTTCATTAATTAGTTTTATATAAAAATAAAAAACTAATTAAAAAACTAAATAAGAAATTTAAATTCCTCCACCATCACTTATCACCCATAATTTGGTACCAGTAAGGTATGATCTACTAACACCAGATGTTGCAATCGTATAAACAGAATTTCCTCCGTTAAATGATACACCACTTTGTAATGAACCTCCAAGTGAAGCCCAACCATTTAAAAGTGAATCGTAATTTGGTGTTGATAATGTTGCCGAACCAAACATTAATAACATAGTGGTTACTGATGAAACATCCCACGAACCTAGATCTTGATCAAATGAAGTATTTACAACAAACATACTATTCATATTTGTTACTGACGATACATCCCAAGTTGAGATATTATGATTAAACGTAGGACATTGACTAAACATACCATTCATAAGTGTTACTGATGACGTATCCCATAACTCTAAATTATTTATAGATGTTAATGAACTACAACCTCTAAAGAACTCAATACAATTAGTTGTCCCAACCATATCTAAAACATCAGAAACACCACTTAGATCTAAATTAGAACATCCTCTAAAGTAATTTCCAAGATTACCAACATTAAGTGGTCCCCATTGCGTTACATTTAATAGTTTTAATCTATCACCAGTATTAGCAAATCTCCAACCATTTATTATCCCTGTAATTGTTATTGTGTAATCACCTGACACTCCATACGTATGTGTTGTTAAAGGGTCGTTCCAAACGGTAATAGTATCTGTCGGACCACCATCACCCCAATCAACAACAAAGTTATATGTTCCTGACGAATCTAATGGTAATTTAACTTGAGTACTTGTACTTGAACCTCCTGACGTATTTGTTGTTCTCCAAAGACTAACAAAGGCAAACGGTAATGGTGTCGGTGTAGGTGTTGGTGTTTGTGTAGGTGTTGCCGACATACTTGGTAATGGGGGAACACAACTACTCAAAGAACATAAGTTCCCAATTCCAACATTTACATTAACCAAATTGGTAGGTGCCCAACCACACGCATAATACGTCACACCAACAGGTACCGGAATGTTAGTTTGTAACGCACCATCACAATCAATATAATCAAACGAACCAATAACCATAGATGAATTAACCGCCATTAAACAATAACATAGATCCGTTGGTGTTGATGATGGTGTGGGCGTAATTGTTGGTGTTGGAGTTGGTGTCGGAGGACAAGAATATGGTTCAAACGTTTCACAACCATTTGAATCAACAATCTTAACAATAACCGAAGAAGCAACATCTAACGGTGATGGAACATCAAAGATAAATGTTGGGGGTATTATTGTTGATCCTGTAACAAGATAACAATACGTGAATGTTGAATCACATACATATACTGAATATGGTGGTGTTCCGGTTGATCCTGTTATTTCTATTGTATGTGGCATTATTAATAAATATTTTTTATATGTTAATTTATAAAAACAAAACTAACCTCACCACCTGAAGTAAAATCATAATCATTACCATCATAACTGTATGCCGTTATTGGATCAGTTGTAACTTCTTTATCGGTTTCAAATGTTAAGAAGAATGAATCATATGTTATTTCGTTTATCATAATTTTAAATATTACCCTCTAAAGTTATTTTTGGATTAAAATCTATTAATGGTAAATCTTTCACCCATTGAAATTCACCGTTAGTACAATACTCAATTTCTTGTGGTGATATTACCCAATTATCGTCATTATCCTGTATCGGATTAAAATATGAACTAGGTGCAAACAATTGACCAATCAATTCATCTTTTTGTGTTATCGTTAAAAGCCCTACTTTCATAATTTTATTTTTTATACGTTTCTTCCTAATGTTGTTTGAAAGTTTATTACTGCCGTTCTAAGACCAGTCATTTCTAATTGTGTTAATGATTCACCAATATGTGCAAACCCTATTTGGTGAGCACCATACCATGTAGTACTTTGAACGTTACCTATATAAACACTTGAACCAACTGATGGTGCGGTATCTGTATATGTTGTAAACACATTATTACCATCTTGTGCGTACCACTCAGTTGCACCAACTCTTGAGTTTCCTAAATATGGGTGTACCACGGCTGGCGTTATAGTTTTCCCAATGGTACCAAATTCGTTATGGAATATATCTTGTGTCACAGTTGCCCTTAAAGCCAATATACCTGTACTGTACGTACCCATTATCACACCTTGAGTACCATTAATTCTTTGAGTTAAATATGCCGACATTGAACGATAAAGTCCTCCTATATTAACTGGAGAAATTGCAAGAGTGTTTAAATTATTCATTAAAGCACCTAAACTATTGTGAATCCAACCTCCACTAAACCCTAACAGATTTTCATTTGGGTTTTTTAAATTCCATTGGTGTGTAAATGCGGTACCACCAACAAATGGGTATAGCCCTAACATTTTTCTCCAAATATCAAGATTTTTTAAATCAATAACTAATTGATTTATTGCTGATGTTATTGTGGTATTTGTTATTTTACTTACCGATAAAAATAATTGAGCATCTAAGTCCATTGGTGGTGATGGTGGTGGTGGTGTTGGACTAACATATGTCTGAGTTGATGTCTCGTATAATATTGATTTTACACCAATACCACCACCTAAACTACTAGTAGGTGTATATCTTATATAATTACCAATTGTATTTGCTGATGAAGTAAACCCACTCCAATTATCACCACTATCTGATGAATATTCCCAAATACCATTTATTGGGGTTGTGGTATTATCGGTTAAAAGCAATGTATTACCACTAAGGTTATATATATCAATATTTAGTGTTGGTATATTACCAACAAATTCTTGTATTTGTCTCCAAGAAAATATTTGAGAAGTAATGTTACTTTGTTTTAAAGAAGGTTCGTAAAATGGTATTGACAATGGAACCCCATTACTAAAATAACTCATAGCAACACCATAAACCTTATCAGGTATACAAGTTAACCCTATCGTACTAAAGGCAATCTTAAATTGTATTGTGGATCCTGTTACGTATGAAATATCCCCGTTATCTCCAACTAAATCCCATGAACCACTATCATCTGTTATCCCAGACACCCTAAAATAGACATCAACATTTTCAGATGGTGAAATAAATCTATTATTATTGTAAGTTGATTTTGTTCTTAAATAAACTTTATCATATGATAGAGTATCATTTGTAGTAAATTCGGGCGTAATTATACAAGCTTTAGTTGTTGTATGATACTCCTTATCAGCTTCAATTGGTAGTGTATATAAAACATTACGATTAGTTGGTACATCTCTAACAATATATGATAATCCATCATGGTAAAAAGTTCTTAATGGTAAACTCATAAAATTACTGGTAAGTGTGTCTAATTCGGTAACAACATAAGTATTTGATTCAATTACATTGTTAAGATTAACAACTCTTTCAAATTGACCACCAACTGATGAGTATGGCGTAACATAATTTCTAATAGTTCCTTGTAAATGTGATATGTAAAAATTATCAGATTTTTGTAAATAATGAAAACCTTGTAGTTGTGAACTTAAAGGGAATGTTCCAATATTACCTAATGGAACCTCTATCATTGTATTACCAATAAAATTTGTAGAACCACTTGTTATATTTGCTGGTATTATCCTACTTATTCTTGTATATAAATTCACATAATAATCACCATTTGTACCCTTTATAAATGAATTCACTAAATTTATATTTCCACCATTATGATTAACGGTACCTGTCGTAAAATTAAACGCCGAATCAGACCGCCCTGCCGTAACTGTTAATACGGATCTAATGTTAAATCGTTGTATATTGATTGATGTTATGAGTGGGTTTGATTGTACAAATAAATATTGTTGTGTTAAGGAGACTTTATCTTCTAATATTATACCCGTTGGTATAAATGTTGCAGATGTTGTCGCACTATCTAATATTCTATAACACGCTCGTAAATTATCTATTGTGGTTGCTGCCGGTATTGTAGTTGGTGTAGTTACAAAGTTATCAAACCTCAAACCTTTAATTAACCCGATACCTCTCGCTATTATGGATGTCGACGAAACTCTATTAACATAAATTAATCTAAAATCTTCAATAACATATGATGTTCCTGATGGTATAATTAAGTTTTCTACAACACCATCTTTAGGGTATTCTCTACTTATTATTAAAGTTGTGTTATTAACAACACTAGCAATTCTATACCAAGTTGTTATATCGTTTGGATTTGTAGAACCAAATCCTATTCTATTACCACTACACACACCATCAGTCAACCAAGTAGTTCCTGACCCATAGACCGTACCACCACTAACACTAACGGTACCACCTGTATGGTTTTCCATAGATGGTATTAAAGAAATACACGCATGTGTATCATTAGGATTGTAATTTACATTGATACTACCCACTTCTTTTATTTCATTTAAAACCTTATCATATGTCGCTAAAAATATTCTTTTAGCCGTCGTACCTAATGTATCATAATAAGTATAGAATATCCAACTGATATTATCGGTATATTTTAAAAACCCTAATGAATTTATTTGGTAAATTTGAGAACCACCAATTTCAAGTCCCCTTAAAAATTTCGTTTCAGTTGGTGTAACATAGATTTCACCATTCTTATCATTTAATCTACACATTAAATGACCCATATTTAGTTTAGACGAATCGTAACTCGTTAAATAGTTATTAATATCACCACTAAAATCGTATTCTATAAAATCTTTAAACATATATTATATTCTATTTAATCCAACTCTTAATTTTATTCCATTTGGTATGAAATCGGCAACATACCTAATATAATTACCAATATTATCTGCAGTTGAATTCCAAGGTAACCAATTTATACCATCTGTTGAATATTCCCAAGTACCCGAACCAGAAGTCGTTACTGTATCATAATAAACTATTGTATTATTTGAAGAATTGTATAACCTTATTTTTAAATCAGGTATGTTACCAAACCACGATTTATCTTGTCTCCAAGCAAATGTTCTATTATTTAAACTAGAATTTGATACAGATGGTGAGTAGTTTGAATCTGTCCTATCATCCTCATATATTAAACTAAACCCATATATTTTATTTGTTAAACAAGTATTTCCGGCAATTTTATAAGAAAATCTGAACTGTATTGTAATATTATTTAAAACTCCCTCACAAATAATATCATTGTTTAATGAATTTATATCATTAAAACGTTTCCAAGAACCACTATTGTCATCAATACCATCTGTTCTATAATCAATAATTATAGGCTCTGGTGGAATATTAAATGGAAATGTACCATATTCTTTTTGTGAATTTAAATAAACACCACTTATATTTATTGTGTTTGGTAAATTAAGTTTTGGCGTAATAAATGCGTTATTACTAAAATCCACATATTCCGATTCACATTCTAACGATACCGCATATAGATTATTTTGTATTGTTGCCAATGGTCTACACATATGAAAAACACCTTTTTGTCCAGAACCAAAAAATCCGGTCCCTAACGTATCAGGGTATTTTGGAGAGTAACTATTTGAAGTATTACCTTGTAATTGTTGACCATTAACTAAAAAAGCTAAATCATAAGAATTTTTAATTGCTAACTCATTATACGTATCTCTCCCATATAATGTACCACTAAGAGTTGGTTGTTGTAAGTTTACGTTAAACCCTGTTATGTAACTTTTTGCAGTTATTGAAGAATTTAAAATTATTAATTTATCAATTTCAGATATATAATATACCCTACCTACGTTACCAGCGGCAACATATGTTGTTGTTGAACCTGGAGGTACTTCGAGCATATAATTGTAGACTGGTTGTATTTGGTTTTCTAATTTACTTAATGGTATTTGTACAACTCCCGAGGAATCTAAAAATATTGATTTTTCACCCACCGCAGAACCACTCTGCATTGTACCTATTGTAAATTTACCCGATACGGATCCACCAATACCGGCACCAAATTGATTAACACCATTACCAGTTACTAATAATTGGTTGGTAGTGTTATACCTTAACGTACCTTGTATTCCCGTACCTAATTGTGTTATATAAGGTGATTTAACATTAAATATAGAAATACGACCACTATTTGATATACCATATAAATAATGTGTGTTAGAATTTTCTTTTTCAATAATCCTTAAATCTTTACAACTTGTTGAGTTACTCGTACCACCTTGAAATCCATTGGAAGTATTGTAAGCCCCATCTTGCAAAACGTACCTACCTTTAGATAACCCCATAAAATTAAAACTTGGTGCTAATATGTTTGTTGGAACTAATGAAAAATCCTCAACAGAAATTCCTTGTATCATATTGACACCTGAACCACCTCTTTGGACATAGATTTTTAAATCTTCAATAACATATGGGGTACCCGGTGGTAATATGCCAGCAGAGACATTTATTGTAATAGATTGACTTGTATAATCTTGTGAAGTTAAAAAATTCATATCTCTCGTACCACCAGTCGTCTCAACACATACAATACCACTATCAACAGTAAAACTACCACTACATACGTAAAGTCTATCGTTAGTTAAATTCACCGCCATTGTTCCTTTGTTATAGGTTTGGGTGTTTGTTACATAAATTATATTTGGGGTAAATGTTGGGTCGGCAGTTAAGGTGTTAATATTTCGTTTAGTTATTAATTGAGAACCAGCATAACAATATATGTTACCTAATGAGTCTGGTGACAATCCATAAACATTAATTGAGCTTGCCGATGAAATTAATGCATCACCAGTAGATGAAAGTTCGGTTAAATAAAAGTTATTCACACCCTTCCATTGTGTAAAAGAACCCCCAACTATTATTGTATTGGTTGAGGTTTTATGGTGTATCGAATATACTTGAGCGTTAGGCCCTACAGTATTAACAAACGTAGCATCTTTATCTCCAGTTGGTGTTAATTTAATTATGTACGGGGCACTACTGGCAACTCCCTTCCATGTTGTAAAATGACCGCCAACATAAAGGTTACCTGATGAATCTAACGTTATTACATATACTCCAGTATCAAAACCTGTAGTATTAACAAACGTAGCATCTTTATCTCCAGTTGGTGTTAATTTAATTATGTACGGGGCACTACTGGCAACTCCCTTCCATGTTGTAAATTGACCGCCAACATAAAGGTTACCTGATGAATCTAACGTTATTACATATACCGAAACAGCATTAAATCCTGTTGTATTAACAAATGTTGCATCTTTTGTACCATTACCATCAAGTTTAATTATACGATTATTAGCAACACCGTTATATGTTGTAAATTGACCACCAACATAAAGTTTACCGGATGAATCTAATGTTATTACCCTTACCACATCATTAAAACCAGATCCTGGGTTAAATGATGTGTCTAAAGTACCATCTGTGTTTAATCTAGCAATTCTATTTATAGCAACACCATCCCATGTGGTAAAATTACCACCAATATAAATTTTTCCAGTAGTTGGGTCAACAGTGGTGCAGTAAACTGCACCATTTGTTTTTGTTGGTGTACTATTCATTAAAGGATAGTTAGTAATTCTATACCATGTTGTTATATCTTCTGGGTTTGTTGATCCAAAACCTATTCTTGCCCCAATTGGAATTCTTCCCTCAATCCAATTTGTCCCAGTACCACTAACTGAAGTACCATTTACACTAACTGTTCCTGCGGAATAATAATCTAAATTTGCTGATATTCCTTGTTGAGTTACAGGATTGTCAGATGCGTTAGCGGTTCTAATTTCACCCTTGTATGTGTATGTATAATCCGTTTTATCAAATTCATACATTGCAATATCTGTTGTTGTATTAGGTACGGCAAACCCTTTTAAACAAAATAACCATTGTTTATTACCTTTATATGTGATTGCGTCAAGATCTCCCCAATTGGACACACCAGTGTCTTGTGTTATATCTCTAAATACTGTTTCTTTTGGACCTATATAATAATCAATCGGTGTTGAACCTGAAATTTTGTATATCTCAGGACCTAACACAGTTTTTAATGAGTCGTAATTATCATATGAAACTATATCTGCGGTGTATGCATTATATTCTATTAAGTTTTTTGCCATCTCTTATGTTTTTATAACATTAATTGTTAAATTTATTTTTGTTATGGTTGATGCAGATAAGACATTAAATGCGATTATATCCCCAACCGAAAAATTAGTTGTCCACCCACTTAACGTGGTGTCTTGATTAATTTGTTGCGAACTCAAAGAAGGATAATTACCCCCAGTTATTGAGTCACCTGAAGTGGGAGGAAAACTACCATAATTATCTTTCCATATATCAATAGATGTGGATCCTGACTGATCCCCAATTATGACATATCCAGTAATATATCCATTGTATGGTAAAGATAAATAGTTCTTTAATCCCGGTGTTAATACGGATCCTCCACCATCTATGGTTATACCAAAAGACCCAAGAGTTACCCCTGTTGATGTAAATCCTGTTACGGTAAATGTGTCCCCTGTGTTATTTGTGAATGTTGCCGTTCCATTTAAGTATGTTCCACCCGTTACGAATACATCGGTTGCTCCCGTATAGAACCCATTAACATTAAATGTTCCTCCTGTGTTATTTGTAAATGTGGTCGTACCATTACTATAGGTTCCTCCAGTTACGAATACATCGGTTGCTCCCGTATATAATCCGGTTATTGTTGATAAAGTTCCCGTACCTTCGAGTGTTATTGTACCGTTTGAATATGTCCCACCTGTTGCTGCATTAATGGTGGTTGTTGTTGGTGTTCCCCCACTTGAAGTTACACTCAATACGTTTGATGATAATGTAACTGCGGTTGTTGCGTTAGATAAGAATCCCGAAACATTAAATGTTCCTCCGGTATTATTTGTGAATGTACTTGTTCCGTTACTATAGGTTCCTCCGGTAACAAATACATCAGTCGCTCCTGTGTATAGTCCTGATATGTTATAAGTCCCTCCACTATTATTATTTAAAGATAAAGTACCTCCCGAATATGTTCCACCCGTAAATGAATTTAAAAATCTTGAGTCATTATCACTAACAACTGTAGTGCTTGAACTTGATGTTTTTACTTTACCAAATGTTGTGGTTGATGCGGTTGATACCCAATCATTTAATGTTCCACTAACATCGGCATATGGAATATAGTTAGGTCCCGGAGTTGTTGATCCAACAGGATCTAAACCACCAAATTGATGTCTTGTTGCGTGAGCGGATACCGTAACACCATCAACAGTTCCAACATTCGTAATGTTGTTAGTTCCCATATCAAGGTTTCCACTCATAGGTCTACCACCATTTACCAACAAGTATTGGATATGATCATCGGCAGATAATCCAAGAAGATTACCGTGAACTGAAGAAGCGTTTACTCCACCAGCCTTAAACCCAATCACAGGTCTAACATCCTCAATTTGGGTTATTCCTGTTATTCCCTGTTGAATATATATGTTTGCAATTTGTGTTACTGAATCCGAAAAATACGAAGGTGGGACAGGGAGTAGCGCACCTTCGGTTTCAACTAATGTTGCATATTCATCTTGACCTAATACCAAGAAATATTTTTCGTATGACCCATCACCTACAACATATAGAGTATGTTTAGTGTAAGCACTTAAAGTTAATGGTGATATTGTCCCACTATCATCATCATAACCAACAACTACTTGAGTTGTTGCCGATGTTATCCATCCACCTGAACCATTTCTATAGTATTGTGTAAAAGTGGATCCTGTTCCTCCTGATGGTAAAATTCCATTTGTTGAATAATAATATTCACCTTCGGTTATATCTAATGTGAATGGTGTGGTTCCTTCAGTAACAATTGATCCATTTGCATATATTGGGCCTAATGCCTCACTAAACAAATCATCATACCTATTTGATGTGTGATCACCATTAAAGGGTGTTAAATCAATAAAATTAACACCTGTGGAATCGGTGACGACTCTACCAAGTATGATATTATAACGACTATCAGGTCTTGTCCCTGAAACCCCTAAATTATTATTTTCATTTATAAAAACATAATTGTTTGTGTTTGCCGATAAAACAATTTGATTATTCAACCAATCTAACCTTCTAACAATACCACTATTATTATTTTTCCCTAAATAACCAAAACCCCCATCAACCTGAACTGTGAAACCACTTACGATAGTCAAACTCCCCCCACTCATTAACCCCATAGAGGATCCTTCAAATATAAGTGTTGTAAAGTCAGTGTGGGAACCATCGGTAAATGTAACAGACGCTTTTCTTGTTATATCAAATTCCCCATCATTAATATCCAAAAATGCCCAATATATGTCTTCCGAAACAGTATAAACTTTTTGGTGATTTGAACTTCCACCAAATGTACCAAATGTACCAATTCGTTCAACATATAAATCCCATTCCCCACCAATAATACTTGCATTATCAATATCAAACCTAATCGGATCTCCGATATTTGGATTTCTAATACCATATGTAAAACCATCCATTGTGATTGTACTACAATATAAACCAGCACCATCTTGTGCAAAGTATGCAGTACTACCTGAAACACCATTACTTTGGTTATCACCAACAAAAACACTTAATGTTGCTCCACTACCTGACGCATAGTTACAATAAGTTATATTTCCTCCCGTTGGAAAGTTAAAGTAGTTTTCCATACTGGCTAATGCCTCATAACCATTATTTCCTATAATTTTTGTTCCGTAAGTATATGTACCATTATACTCAACATATTCGCCATAAAACTTGGTATCTTGAGTGTTTGATTCCACCCATATTCCGGTATCACAATCATAAAAAGATACTTTATGTGCTTGACCAAAATCACCAATATCATAACAATAAATCCCAGCATAACCGGATGATGCTCCACTTAAGGTTAAAAATGAAATTTCATTATTAATACCAAGATTAATAATGTTTTGAGTGTTAGTATTTGGTTTAATTAGTGTTGATTGGATATTACTACCAACAATACTAACATAAGGTGTTTGTGTTAAATCAATTTCGTTTTCCGTAAACTCCCCAGGACCAATAGAAATAACATATCTATTAGTTGATGACGACCCCGTAATACTATCAACGGCATCTTTAATTGAGACAAAATCACAATTAGTACCGTTTAACCCAACTGTAATTAAATTTTTAACACTTGTTAAATTAAGTCCATTACCGTAGAATGTCCCACCACTTATTGTTGTTGCCGATAAAATCCCATTAACAGTTAAACCTGTCACATCATTAATCGTTGAATTAAATGTATTACCCGAATTGTCAGATATGGTAAATGTATTTGCCGAATATGTAAAACCTGTAACATATTGATTATCATCAGTTTCTCCCGTATAGAACCCATTAACATTAAAAGTTCCTCCGGTGTTGTTTGTAAAAGTACTTGTTCCATCACTATAAGTTCCTCCGGTAACAAAAACATCAATAGGTAAGTTTTCATATGTTGTTGCAGATAAAACTCCATTAACCGTTAGTCCGGTAACTTCATTAATCGTTGAACTAAACGTAGTCCCTGAATTGTCGGATATGGTAAATGTATTTGCAGAATATGTAAAACCTGTGATATATGTGTTATCATCGGTATCACCTGTATAGAATCCCGTAACATCAAATGTTCCTCCGGTGTTATTAACAAAAGTACTTGTTCCTGCAGAATAAGTCCCACCTGTAACAAAAACATCAATAGGTAAATTCTCATATGTTGTTGCAGATAAAACCCCATTAACGGTTAATCCTGTTACTTCATTAATCGTTGCACTATATGTTCCACCTGTAAGATCTAAAATTGTAAAAGTATTATCATTATAGGTATATGATGATAAACCACCACTACCAGGGATAAAAATTGACCAGTCGGTAAAATTAAGATTCCAAGGTGAAGGGTTTAACTTATAATATTCGGTTCCACCACTAACCCCAACAACCATACCTGCACGTCTTCGTAGTTCAGGGATATTATCTAAATCTGAAATTGTATCTACGTTTCTTAAACCATCAATACCATAAATTGGATCTATAACGGGATAAGTATCCGTTGGTTCCGATGGTGATATAAACCCGAAAACCTCAACTCCCCCTGAAAGACTAAAACTCATCATAATTATTAATTTTTTTTAACTACACAACCAACAGAATAATTGTCCGTTGAATGGGAAGAATGTTCTATATATATTATATGTTATTGCAAATCCATTTGTGTCTAACACAATAACTGTCCCGATGTTATTAACAGGAACATCATTACCCGTACATCCCGTATCACTATCTTTAAAGTTAATAGGTTGAGGTAAAGATGGTGGTATTAACACATACCCAAAACCAGTTCCTGCTGAGAACGTTACATACGTATTTGTTATATCATTTGTCGTTACAAATGTTAATGATGCCGTATCTGCCGAAGTTATTAATGTACTATTAAATTTACCATAATAAATCCCAGGTAATGCCGGTAACGATGATGGTGTCACCGTTGGTGTTGGTGTTGGCGTTGCATAACACGTTATTGTTGGTGTTGGTGTCGGAGTTCTTGTAGGTGTTCTCGTAGGTGTTCTCGTAGGTGTAACCGATGGTGTTTGAGTCACTAAACACGGATCATACGTCGGTGTTACCGTTGGTGTTGGTGTAACTGTTGGCGTTGGAGTTCTCGTTGGAGTTCTCGTTGGTGTTGGTGTTGGTGTTAACCTCGGAACATTAAGGAAGTATGGGCAATTATCAACCAATAGAGTATATGTTCCATAAATTTCTCTTGGTGGGTTTAATAATGAAGAATCAAAAGTGTAAGGCAACGTATGAGCACTTAGATTGATGACAATAGTTTCATTATCGGGATTAAAAATTATTTCGGCAATTTCACCATCATAATTTATACTGTTAATTGTAATTGTTTGATCCATAGTTCTTAGACTATAAATACAACCTCAAATCATTTTTTAATCTTAATAAACTTATACCATAGTCTTTCGTGAAAGAAATAAATGATAGGTTTGATCAACAATTCACCAACACCTAATAATGTAGATACTTCTGTGGTCGCACCCAAACTTAACGCAACAATAACAGTAGTTAATGTCCCTAACAACCTATAACTAATTGTTTTTAGAATATGTCTTAATAATACCGACTTTTCTTTAATTGTTAATTTCATAAGATAAATATTTAATCACATCGTCTTGAATGGAATCATCAATCATAGTTCTCCACCCATCTTCACCATTTTTTATTGATTCTCTTACCTTTGTTGCAGAAATAAATCCGATATTGTCTGGTGGTGTAAATTCATTTATTTCATAACCAACACCTCTTCCATAATTAACGGACTCAATATCAGGAATAACCATAACCTTAACATCTTTATTCTTTGAATGATAATATTTCTCTAACATAGAAACTGTTTGTTCTGTAGTAAAAGGATTTTTATCGTCAGGAGCAATATCTCTAACCATTATAAGTGCCGGAACACCTTCATTTAATTTTTGGTCTATAAGATTTAAATGCCCAAAATGTGGTGGTTGATATCTCCCAATAAAGATCGCATATTTCTTATCCGAATTATTTGTTGGTTCCCCACCGTGATTTTTTACTTCCCAATTCATATATTTTCAATTACTTTGTTTAATGATATTTGAGGATTAACGTTTGTTGTATCAATATCCACATAATTATCTGTTGGTTGTTCATATTCGTCAGTATGGAAATGTTCTCTACCTCTAATGTCTGTTGTATGAACATAAAACTCCACAAGTAAGTTACCTAACTCTTCTTTAAAACTTTCTCTAAGTTCTTTATATGGAGCAACTAAACTAACAATAACACTATTACCCTGAACCAAAATAAACTTAGCAATGTCTTGAGCTCTTTTTATGTTCTCTTCACGACCTTCTCTACCATATTTTTGGTTATTAAATAACCGTCTGAGTTCGTCCCCATCAATATGAAATATTTTACCGTTGTGTTCTGTTTCTAAAACTGTTTTTAACATTAAAGACAAAACTGTCTTTCCTGCTCCAGGTTGGCCAGTAAACCAATATATTTTATTTTCTCTCATAATTTAAAAATATAAAAATTGATCGTAATACCATTTATAGTTTGTTTTAATCCAGTTACTAGCATTAATACCCAAAACATCGTTAAAATCATTTCTTAATGGTTCTATTTTGTTTTTTATCTTGTGATCACCATAGATTCCATAAACACTATCATCTTCTTTAGTCATCTGTTCAACATTATTAAAGTCGTGATCAAAATAAGGAAGTTCCAAATATTCATATATTCTTCTCATCTCACTTGCCGGATTGGAAGTGAAATCTTCAAACTTAACAAACAACACTTTTTTAT